CTCCCATTCAAACCCAAAAACTTTTAGTTTCTCGCATTTTTGCACATTTTTTAAGCAAAACTAACACTTAGCGGTTAGCGACTGCATTCCAATCTTCAATTGCATAGTCGCGCACCCCATCGGTGCGGTAATGCCTGAAGGTGCCCTTCTGCTCTAGCCCCGTCTTGCGTGAGTGACACGGCCCGCACAGGCTTTGCAACAGGTTAGCCCTGAATGCCTCGGTGCCTATGCTGCGCCAAGGAAACACGTGGTCTACGTGCGCCGCGCTGGCTATGTGACCCTCGAGCAAGCAGGCCTGGCATAGCGGTTGCCTGCTCATCTGGCTCTTACGCAGGCTGGCCCATGCCGAGGTCTTGTACATCGCGTCATGCCCAGCGTCCCTATGCTTGCTCGCTGGTGCATGGTCAGCACAAAAGCGTGAGTGTGGGATGCTAGGTATCTTGCACCCCATACTATTGCATTGTGACCGAGGCAGACTAGGCATTACTTCAAGAACCTTAGCTTATACAGCGTGCTATTGATAAGGTTGGCAATATTGTCCACCTCATTTTGTAGTTCACTATCTTGCGGGAAACCATCAGCGCGCCTAAGCGTCTGCACCTCGGCCTCGAGGTATTGTAGGTAAGCAATAGCACCAACGGGCGGCGCCTCATATTCCACCGGGTAGTTATCAATGATTGAATACTTACCCTGATATGCCTCAATAAATGCATCCACCAGATCGCCAATCTCAGCGTAATAAGCGCCAAGGGCTTGATGCTCGGAATAAGACCGGCTCTGTAGATGCAGGATATGCGCGTTGGTGACGCTGTGCAACAGGCACATCATGAGCGCCGGCACTGGTGCTTTGGTGGTGTTGGCCTGCTCAATACTGGCTTTGAATTTCATGTTAGTCCTCGCTTACTTTAAAAAATGAATTTAACCCTGGTTGACCCCATACGCGGCATGACCCTTGACCCTAACCCTATAGGGTTAGGGGTCAGGGAGGGTCAACTTTGCCGCTTTTTTGTGCAACTTTGACCCTGACCCTAAACTTGACCCTAGGGTCATTTAGGGTCAACTTCATACTGTGCTTTTCCTCAGTAGCATAGAACTGGCCTGGACGTCATTGGTGACGATCCAGCCATGCTCGTTTGCCTCAATGATCCCGGCGTTGATGAGCGCCCCGATCAATTTGTCGCCATAGGACGGGTTAACCATGTTCCGCACGGTGCGCTCGGCGTTGCCGTCCTGAAGTAACTTATCTTTTAATGCCGACCTGCTTAAATAAGGTGTACCGTCTCGCTCTTCCGCACCGCAGGCCCACCAAGCATTTTCAAACATCTTACGATGCGTCTCTATTTTGCTATCCTTTTTCGGCTCTACTGGTGCATTTGATTCAATAATAACTGCCGAGGTTACTGGCTGGTTATCTTCGTCATACCAACCCGGAATGGTGACTGTCTGCAATTGCAAATAAACCGTTGGTGCCAGCTCGGCATCCTTTGATTTTCTTTGCACCAATTGCATTGGCTCGTCCTTTTTACCCGGCACGACACTAATCTCAATATCTAATGCACCGCGCCAGGCGCTAGACCCTCGTGCCCGGTGCTGGGCCTCGTCTGATACGCCTGTATGGTGAACCAGAATGACGGAACAATCAAACTCTTGCATCAGGTTGCCGCAGGCATCCAGCATCGTTTTGGCGTCCTGCGCCGAGTTTTCGTCGCCCGACAGGAACCGGTGCAGCGTGTCCACGACGATCACGGCGGGCTTTTCTTGCAGTAGCCGGACCTGCTCAACCACCTGCAAATAGCCGGTTGGCGTGTTTAGGTCGCAGCCATCTTTGGATAGCCACATGGCCAACTTGCCGGCGCTGTTGTGGTGCTTCCATGCCGCAATGCGCCCGCGTAGGCCGTGGTGGCCCTCGCCGGCTAGGTACACCACATTGCCCGGTTTTACCTTTTGACCACACCAATCGACGGTTCCGCTGGCCATACGCAGGCACCAATCTAGGACCACAAACGTCTTGCCGCCGCCTGATGGGCCGTGCACCATGATGAGCGCCTGGCTTTGGAGCCACCTTTTAACCAGCCAACTGATAGGCGCAGGCTGGGCCGAAAACTCGTCTACAGGCACCAGCCAATCGTGCTTGGATGGCGATAGCAGGCTGGCTAGGTCGTGGCCTGCCTGGGCGTAATCATTGGCGTCCCCAAGGATCGGTGGCATGACCATACGCGCGCCATATTTGGCCGAGGCCTGCTCGGCATACCGCTGGCCAACGCCGCTTTTATCGTTGTCGGCCACGATCACAATGTCCTGTGTGGGGCCGTGCAGCTCTCGCATAGTGCCGGTGACCGGCACTAGGTTGCTCGCGCTGTAGGCAATCACCACCGGTCGGTTCGTGGTCTGGTGAATGGTCGCTGCCGTGGCAAACCCCTCAGCGATGTAGATGCGGCCTGGCTCATCCATCGTGCCTAGCATCCAGAACTTGCCGCCGGTCTGACCGCCAGGGTGATACAGCTTGTTGCCCTCGTGGTCGATGTATTGAAGGGTGCTTAAGCTTCCATCCACATCGTACAAAGGCACCACCAAGCGACCATCGCCTGTCACTCGTGCGCCGTGCGTCTGAATGCCTTTGCGCTGAAGGTATGGATGCTCGGGCTTTGCTCCCTGTGCCCCGGTCCAGATCGCCTCGACCGTGCTGGCGGCGACTTCACGCTGGCGCACCAGCTCTGCGTCGCGTAGCGCTTGCGCCTCAGAAATGCGCCTGGCGTGCGCCATCTGCTCTATGTCGGTGAGCTGCCGACCAACATCTGCCCGCCATGTCACCTCGATGCCAGCCCTCCAGCAGCCAAACCGGCCGGCAGGAATGCCATCGCCAAAGACCAGATACCACCCCGGCTTGTCACCATGGCCTGGCGATCCCTTGGTGCCTGAGCGAAATCTATGAATCTTTCCGTCCAGATGTATCTCGGCCGGTGGCTCGAGGCCAGCCGCACGCATGGCGTCTATGAGCTGTGTTTCGGGCGGGTCTACGCGCTTTTCTGCTGGTGGTGCCCAAGGGCCACCTAAAACATTGGATAGGTCAGCCATTGATGGTTGCCTCTCGGTGCTGGAGGTAGTCGGATAGCGCCTTTAGCACCTTGTAGGTCGGGTTGGCGTCGGCGTTGTCGCGCACATCACGCACGGTGTTCAGGTGCAAGCCGGTTGCCTGCGCGACCAGCCCCGGTCGTCTGTCAACCAGCGCGTGCCTAATTTGCTCTAGCGTCATCATTTTTTGTCCCATCGTTTAAATCGTCCATTTAGATGTTGACATGGTACGCCAGATCATTTATCGTTGCAACCCTGCGCGATTGGAATTGGCCGAAGGCGCAGCAACAACTGAAAGGAGCCAGAGATGGCTATTAATGTGAAACGAACTGGCGGATTGTCCGCTAGTGGGGTCAAGGTGCTGGTCTACGGCCAGGCAGGCGCAGGCAAAACCAGCCTTATTAAAACGCTACCGAGCCCGATTGTGCTCTCGGCAGAAGGTGGCCTGCTTTCGATTCAAGATGCGGACATTCCCTACATTGCTATTGATGGCATGGAGGCGCTTAAAGAATCGTATCAATGGCTGACCGAGAGCGCAGAGGCGAAAGGCTTTCAGTCGGTGGCGCTGGACAGCATCTCCGAAATTGCCGAGGTGGTGCTGAATGCGGAAAAGAAAGCAACCAAAGACCCGCGCCAGGCATACGGTGCAATGCAAGAGCAGATGGCCGACATTATTCGCGCCTTCCGCGATCTGCCTGGCCGGCACGTGTACATGAGCGCGAAGTTGGAAAAAAGTCAAGATGAGATGGGCCGCATCTTGTATGCGCCCTCGATGCCTGGCAACAAGACTGGCCAGAGCCTGCCGTACTACTTTGACGAAGTGCTGGCGCTGCGAATCGAGCGCGATAGCGATGGCAATACGCAGCGCGCATTGATGTGCGATGGCGATGGCCTATGGCTTGCCAAGGATCGCTCGGGGAAACTGGCCCCGTGGGAGGCACCGGACCTTGGTGCAATCATTGCAAAGATCGGTGGGTGAGATGAGCATCGACGCAATGAAAACGGCTCTCGGCGCTTTGGATTGGGCCGCTGACCACATCACTCCTAAGCAGCCGATCAACTGCGACTGCCCCGTGTGCGTGGCTAGTGATGTCCTGCGCCGGGCGATTGATGAGGCCGAGCGTCAGGAGCAGAAGCCGATGCATCCCGAAATGCGGAAGATGTGGGAAGACTATTTTGATAAGTGTTTTCGGGAGAGGTTTCCCTTTACGATTGAGCAGGAGCCGGTGGCGTGGAAGAACGCTGCGATGCGGATCGGTGAAGAACTGTCCAGCGTCGGGCCTGATGGCTATTACGACATGACTGCCGAGCAATGGCTCAGCTGGGCGATGGATCAGCGACCAACTGGTAAGCAATCTTTACAAGTTGAGCCGGTGGGCTTTATGAACGCAGGCCACCTCCATGAATTGCAGCAAGGACGTTTGCCATACGGGTATGTGTATCCGAGAAAAGAAACTGGAGCAAATGTCGCGGTCTACACCGCCCCGCCCCAGCGCCAGCCGCTGGCGTACGCAGGCGTCATCATTTGGGTTGGCGACAAGACGGTCACCCAACTTGTGACCGGGGTAGAAATTAGGCATGAAGCATTGCCGGGAATGAGCATTGAGTTCGCGGCCAAGAAGTGTCTGAGCCTTCTGGCCGCCCACGGGATCGGGGCAGCAAAGGGGGAAGCATGAAAGTTTTAGTAGCCTGCGAGTACAGCGGAAAAGTGCGGGATGCTTTTCTAAGGTACGGGCATGACGTCATGAGCTGCGATTTGCTGCCGACAGATGCACCAGGCCCGCACTATCAAGGCGACGTGTTTGACATCATCAATGATGGATGGGATTTGATGATCGCCCACCCGCCATGCACCTATTTGTCCGTCAGCGGTATGCATTGGACGACTCGCGGACTGCGTGACCCGCAGTTGACCGAGAACGCGCTTGCGTTTGTGCAGCGCCTAATGGACGCTCCAATCAAGCGAATCGCCATCGAAAATCCGATAAGCATTATCAGCACGCGCATCCGTAAACCGGACCAGATTATCCAGCCGTGGTGGTTTGGTCATGACGCAAGCAAGAAAACCTGCTTGTGGCTGAAAAATCTGCCGCTACTTGAAAAGACTCATGTGTTGCCAGGTGATGCCAAGACGCGCAGGAGCAACCAGACTGCTAACGGGCAGAACAAGCTGCCACCCAGCAAAGACCGCTGGAAAATTCGTAGCGAAACCTACGCCGGAATTGCCGAGGCTTTTGCAAATCAATGGGGAGGCAGAGTATGAATCAAGTTGAAGTAATGAAGCAGGAGCCGCTGGTAAACATTGAACTGTCACGCCGTATGGCGGCAGTGAAGGTCAACAATTTCTACGGCTCCATCATCAAGGACGCCGAGAAGGAAATTGAGAGGCTGCATGGTCTTGTGCTGCAACACGTCTCCTTGCCCCAGCAAGAGAAGCAAGAGCCGGTGGGACAACTGCAAGAGGAAGCGTATGGGCGTGGGCAGGTGCTGTGGTTCAGCAAGCCTGCCGACTTGTCCATGCTCTACACCACCCCACCCGCAGCACAGCGCCAGCCGCTGACGAATGAAATGCTGTGGGAGATGTGGGTCGAATCGCCTAGCGACGTGCTGCAATTTGCCCGCGACATTGAGCGCGCCCACGGGATCGGTGGTAAGGAATGAGCAACCGCGAAGAATTCATTAAAACCGTTACCGACGTTTCCTCGCTTGCCAGTATGTGGCTAATGGCCAAACAAGCGGAGGCAACCGCAACGGCAGACCGACGTCTTATTGAAGACCGCGTGCGTGAATTGACCGGCATTCGTGACGATGTGGAAGGCACCGAAAATTTGAAAGTGCCAGGCTACAAAGTCAAGATTGTGAGCCGCCTTGACCGCAAGGTCGATTCCGACAAAGTGCAAGAGCTGGCGGCAGAGCATGGACTGGTTTTGTACCTTACCAGCCTCTTTCGCTGGAAGGCAGAACTCAACATGAGTGCCTGGAAAGGTACTGATGAGAGCATCACCCGAGCATTGTCGGGTGCAATTACGACCAAACCTGGTCGTCCATCTTTTTCTATTGAACAGGAGTAAAAATCATGGCGATTTTGTCGCAGACTTTCGACGCATCTGAGCTGCCGCAAAGCAGCACGTCTTTCGGCCCCATTCCTGAAGGTAGCTACAACGCGACCGTCACGCAGGCTGAACTCAAGACGACTAACGATGGCACCGGCGAGTACATCAAACTACGCCTGGACATTACCGGCCCGAGCCACCAGGGTCGCGTGGTGTTTGCCAATCTCAACATCAAAAACGCCAGCGTCAAAGCTGAGGAAATTGGCAAGCAGCAGCTCGGCGAAATTATGCGAGCGATTGGCCTATCGCGTGTGCGTGATACGGATGAGTTGATTGGGGGCGCGGTGAAAATCCGCGTGGCCATTCGTGCAGCTCGCACGGATGAGCGCACCGGCAAGACCTACGATGCCGCTAACGAAGTCAAGGGTTATAGCGCCGTTAGCGGTGCGGCCCCTGTGGCCAAGCCTGCGGCCTCTGCGGCAGCAGCGGCAAAGGGTGCAACGCCTCCTTGGCTTAAGTAATTATGGGATTGACAGCGGTTCCAATGACGCTATCCGAGGCGAAGCAATTTGTCACTAACTTCCACCGCCATAACAAAGCGCCGCAAGGTGGATTGTTTGCGGTTGGGGTAAGTGATGGTGAGCAGTTGGTCGGCGTTGCGATCATTGGTCGTCCAGTAGCTCGAGCGCTTGATACTGGCGTCACCTGTGAGGTGACCCGCTGTTGCGTCAAAGATGGTTCCCCGAAAGGTACTTGTTCATTTCTTTATGCCAGAGCGTGGCAGGCCGCTAAGGCATTGGGTTGGCGTCGATTGGTGACGTATACATTGCAATCAGAATCTGGTGCTTCGTTGCGCGGTGCTGGTTGGAAAGTGATTGCAGAACTTGACGCAAACAAACCCGAAATGTGGAAAAGCAGGCCGGGCCGTGAATGGCAATCGGTTGTCGGACAAGCAAAATTTCGATGGGAAATTCAATAAAAAAATCCCCGGCCTCTTTCGAGGTCGGGGAAACATCAACTTGAAAGGAGTGGGCAAATGAAAATACCCGAAGCAGAGAATAGCATACAGGCGCTAATTGACAAGCATCACGAATCTTTAGCCAGACCACCCAGAGGGCATATGGGTTGCAGCCAGTTAGGTCACGTTTGTGATCGCTGGATTTGGCTTTCGTTTCGCTGGGCAGTACAACCCAAGTTCCCTGGCCGCATCTTGCGCCTGTTTCGTCGGGGTCAGAACGAGGAAATGACAATCGTGTCTGATCTGCGCGCCATCGGCCTCGACTTGCGTATGACCGGCACCAAGCAGCAACGGGTCGACCTTGGCGCTCACGTGTCCGGGAGCATTGACGCGGTTATTGAATCTGGTGTGCCCGAGGCACCGAAGAAACGCCATGTCGCCGAGTTTAAGACGCACAGCAAGAAGAGCTTTGACGACCTTGACAAACACGGCGTAGAGAAATCAAAGCCCGAGCATTTCGTGCAGATGCAACTGTATATGCATGGCACCAAGATCGACCGCGCCCTCTACGTCGCCGTCTGCAAAGACAACGACCAAATCTATACAGAGCGCGTGCGATATGACAAGGAAACCGCCGAAAAGTATATTCGTCGCGGTCACTACCTGGCGCTTGCAGACCGGATGCCTCCACCGATCAGCACCGATCCGTCGTGGTATCAATGCAAGTTCTGCGACGCGCACGAGTTCTGCCACAGCACCAAGCTAACGAAACACGTTAACTGTCGCACCTGCGCTCATAGCACCGCGACACCGGACAGCACCTGGCGTTGTGAGGTGCATGAGGCCGATATACCAATCGAATGGCAACGACAGGGTTGTGGTGGTCACACCTTGCACCCCGACCTCGTACCGTGGGAACGCAAAGACGGCCTCGACGATTGGACAGCGGTCTATGTGATTGATGGCAAAGACGTTGCCAATGGCGAAGGCGACGCCCATGTCTACACCAGCCGCGAGATACTGGCTAACCCGTCGGCGTGCGCTAACCCGAGCGAGCAATTGACCGAGCTGCGCCAGCAGTTTGATGGGAGGATTGTGGGGTGAAAAAATTTATGCGAAACCTTCAGCCTGGACAGCAATTCATTTTGCTGCGTACTGGCGAAAAGTATAGATTCGTGCGGCGCGATTACAGCACGCCAAAAGGGACACGATATGTTGTTTTAAAAGATGGCGAGCAGGCCGAATCCAGTTTGCATCATGCTTGTCGTGTGTGGGTGCAAGATGCTCCGTGAATACCAACAGCGCGCTATTGACCAGCTCTATGCCTGGTTCGACGCTGGCAACAAAGGCAACCCATGCCTGGTGCTGCCGACCGGCTCAGGCAAGAGCCACATAGTTGCGGCGCTATGCAAAGACGCGATCCAGACCTGGCCCGAGACGCGCATCTTGATGCTCACTCATGTCAAAGAACTGATCGAACAGAACGCCGAGAAAATGCGACTGCATTGGCCTGGCGCGCCAATGGGAATCTACAGCGCCAGCATCGGTAAACGCCAGCTCGGCGAGCCGATCACATTCGCCGGCATCCAATCCGTGCGTAGCAAGGCCGATCTGCTCGGCCACATTGACTTGGTGATCATTGACGAGTGCCACCTCGTCAACCACAAAGACGAAGGCGGCTATCGCAAGCTGCTCGGCGACCTCACGCGCATCAACCCAACGCTGCGCGTCGTGGGCCTTACCGCGACGCCGTACCGCCTGGGCCACGGCCTTATCACCGACAAGCCGGCGCTCTTTGATGCGCTCATCGAGCCGGTGGGCATCGAAGAGTTGGTGTTTAAAGGGTATCTGTCGAATCTACGCAGCAAAATCACCAAGGCAAAACTAAACGTCGATGGCGTACACAAACGCGGCGGCGAGTTTATTGAGAGCGAGCTGCAGGCGGCGGTCGATACCGATGCAAACAACGTAGCGGCGGTAAGCGAGGTGGTCGGCTTGGCAGGTGACCGCAAAGCGTGGCTGTTCTTTTGCGCCGGTGTCAAACACGCCGAGAACGTGGCGGTCGTGCTGGATTTGATCCACGGCATCCCAGCCGCGTGCGTGACCGGCGACACGCCCAAGGCCGAGCGCGAGCGAATCTTGGCCGATTTCAAAGCCGGCAAGCTGCGCGCGCTCACCAACGCCAATGTGTTGACCACCGGCTTTGATTACCCGGACATTGACTTGATCGCCATGCTGCGCCCCACTATGAGCGCCAGCCTCTATGTGCAGATGGCCGGTCGCGGTATGCGCGTAAAGAGCCACACCGATCATTGCCTGGTGCTTGACTTCGCTGGCGTAGTGGCGACGCATGGCCCTATCACCGCGGTGCAGCCGCCGACCAAGGCGGGCGACGGAAACGGCGAAGCGCCTGTGAAGGTCTGCGACAACTGCGACGAGCTGGTGCCCATCAGCGCCCGCGAGTGTCCCGCCTGTGGCCACAAATTCCCCGAGCCAGAGCGTAAGAAGTTGCAGCTCCACGACGATGACATTATGGGCGTCGAAGGTCTGGATATGCAGGTCACGCAATGGACCTGGCGCAAACACATTAGCCGCACCAGCGGCAAAGAGATGATTGCCTGCACCTATTACGGGTGCCTCAGCGACCCGACGGTCACCGAGTATTTTCCGGTCTTGCACGACGGCTACGCTGGCCAGATGGCCGTGCAGCGCGTGGCGTCCATCGCGCAGCAAGCCGGCGCGCAGCTCACCGGCCGGCAATCGCTAGAAGAAACGGTGATCTATCTCAACCAAGCGCAGCACCCGTCCGACATTGAATACAAGCGCGACGGGAAATTTTTTAGAGTTATCAAGAGGGAATGGGCAAATGACTAGGGGCCGCGCAATACCGCACTACGGCAAGCTGGGTGTTGTCAATTTGGCCAGCGAGGTCAAAGCAATTTGGTACAGCCGCCATATTGAGCCAGAGCCGTGCGAGCCGATAGACACCTATTGGACATTGCACACCGACCCAGAGCTGGAGCTGTGGAAAGATTTTGTGCGCCGCCTGGTGGAAATCACGCCATTAACCGAGGCCGAAGAGCAGGCCGTTGCGCTTTGCGTGCTGGACAACTGCACGCTGAAAGAGGCCGGCATTGAGATGGGTCGCACGCAAGAGCGCGTGCGCCAGATTCTCATGAAAGCAATGCGGCGCTTTCGCACGCACCAAAAGGCGCTCACCGGACAAAATATGTGGGAGATGGATTTTCGAGACATGACATACAACTGGTGGAAGCATGAAAACAGAACATGAAGAGCAGCGCGAGCTTGTCCAATGGTTTCGCCAGACCTATCCCGGCGTGCGTATCTTTGCGATCCCCAATGGCGGGCTTAGATCGCCCTCCACGGCGGCGCGACTTAAAGCTGAAGGGGTGAGTAGCGGCGTTCCTGATCTATGCGTCCCAGCCTGGCGTTTGTGGATCGAAATGAAGCGAGCAAAAGGTGGTGTGGTCAGTCCTGAACAGAAGGATTGGATCGAATATTTAGCGTCGCACGAATACTGGTGTATAGTGGGAAAAGGTGCGGAGGATGCCAAGACAAAAATCCTCGAATTTAAGGAGCAACCTTGACCAAAGATCGTTATTTGACCATTCGCCTGCCTGCCGACATTGAGCAGGCCTTGCGTAAACACGCCGAGCAAAACACCCGCACGCTGGTGGCGCAGGTGTTGCACTACTTGAAGCAGGGCATGGCAAAAGAAAAGAACAAAACCTAGGGTTTGTCCCTATGTGCAGTGTGCGAAATTGTGGGAACATCAGGCTGTCAACAACGTAACAGGAGCTAAAACCGTGATCCGCGACTGCCTTTCCGCCCTCCTTTGCGCCGCCCTCATCGGCGCACCCTTCGCCTACTATTTTCTGTGGGTGATGAAACCATGAGACACACCGAGGCGGACTACATCACCGCAGGCTACCGCTACGAGGTTGCCAAACAATCGCTTGCCGAGGCCCAGCGTATCCGTAATATGCTGGAATCCGAGACGCCAGAGGATCAGACCGAGGCGCGACGGCTTATTGAACAAGGCAGGCAGGAGGCACGCAAATGAATTTCGCCGTTGGCTTAATTGTTGGCGTTGTCGTTGGCGGTACGATCATGCATTTCGTACACGAATACATTGATTCCATGGTTGAAGACGACGACGACAGCCGTTGGCTAGGCCGCACCTGCCCACCATGCGACGGCAAGTGCAAGCAGGGGCGCGATTGTCCGTCCCATGGCAAGGTACTATTTACCGACGACATTCATACCTGCCACGACGATTGCCAGAAACCTGCCTGCGTGCAGGCGCGCCGCGCAAGGGGCCAAGCATGAGCTGGCCTTTCCCGCCTCAACCCATACCGATCAACCAACCAACTCGTATCCCATTGGGCCACGAGGATTACGAGGATGCGCTGCTGTGAACCTTGACTATGCTTATCCTTGCATGATGGCGGAAAAGTCCCTGCGCGATCTGCATAACGCCATGTTGGAAAACAGGCACGACGACGCGTTGCTCGCTGGCATGAACGCGATTGTCGAAGTGCGAATTGCAATTGCCGCCATCAAAGATATGAAAGAGCGCGATGCAAAGTGACCGCGAATTGTTGGCGCTTTGCCTGCGCTACTTGACCGAAAGCCCGCGCCAGGCTTTTGACCGGGCGATGCTGGTTAGCACCATCGAAGAGCGCTTAAAACCAGACCTAGAGACACAGCGCCTGCGTGCGTTTCTTGCGCGCCTTATTGACCCCGACGATTTGGGTCACGCTGTTACCGCCGAGGTTCGTCAAAAGGTGAGCGCGTTGCTCAAATGATTGGGAGGCAGTCATGCGACCGAATATCCTAGACCCGAAATTCAAGTACACGCCTGCCGCGTACACCAACATCCAAGACAAATGGCGCGAACACGGATGGAAACCAAAAAATGAAATGCCCGTTTTGCAACGCGTGGACGACGGTAATATCAACCAGGCAGACCGACGAGTTCGTCCGAAGATCGCGCGCGTGCGGTAACGAGCATCGGTTCACGACTGAGGAGCGTGCCGTGCCTGACTCTAGGCAGCGTCTGACAGGAACAGCGCCCTCTCGGCCTCGCGCCGTTTTACTAGGCCCGGCAGCACCTTGCCGGCCGCTTTAGTCCAGTCCATGAAAGATTCAGCCGCGCCCGAGTAATCGGCGCGGTTGTATTTCATTCTGATCGTGGACCGCTGCAAGTTACCCAAGCCTACGTTAAAGGCAAAGCTGACCAGAGCGTCCAGGTGGCTTTGATTATCAAGAGAGCCAGGACACAATCGAACCACACCGCGCTCAAAAGACTCAAGGTCCTTAGCCAGAATTGCATCGACTTCCTCCATGCTAAATGGCCGGTCCCAGCCGGCCGGCAGCGCCAACTCGAGGCGCTGGGCGAATGGCACCTTGATATGGTTTTGGTCGATCACATGACCGACGCCGATGGTCCATAGCCGAGCTGGGCACCGGTAGGCGCGCAGGCGCACGCCCTCGTGGTGCTTGATCATCTCAAGCGCGGCCTGGCTAATCATTTGCCAAACACCCGACCGCCAAAATGAAAGGCGATTATTGAGGCGAACAGCGTGGCCGTGTTGTCGTCCCAGAGCATCTCGGCCATTTGGTCGAATGGCACCTTGTTTTCAAAGCAATAGACGATCAGGCACCCGTCGATAAAGCAAAGCAGTAGGAAAAACCCCAGCGAGATGATCGACTGCGTGGAACCGCGCAGGTTCTTGACCCAGGTGCTGACGCCATCGCCGAGGCTTTTGCTGTAGTCATAGACCGCCGCCATCTCGGCTTGCTGGGCACCGATTACGGCTTGGCGGGTCTGCGCGTCGGCCATGTACTTTTGCGCGTCCGATTGAACTTTCAGTTCGTCCAGCTTGATTTCCTCGAGCTTGGCCTGCGCCATGAACCCGCGCTCGGCCATCTGGAGTTCGCGGTCAATCTGCATACGGGCCAGCTCGACCTCGTGGCGCTTGTCCTGGCGGTCGCGGAAGAACTCGAGCAATTTGGGCAGACCGCCCATCAAAAACGAAATGAGCGTGGATAGGAGAGTGAGCATTTAGAACCCCAGCTTTCTAAAGATGGCATCAAAGATGCGGTTGGCGATTTCGGGCGGCAGCGTGATGATGATGTCGAATGCGATGTTGATTAACCCCAGGTAGCAAACGACCTTGAGCCACTTTTCCATCGCCTCAATGAGAACGAGATGGACGTCGACCGGCTTGCGTGGCATCTCATGGTTAGAAGATGATTTTCACTAACACCCATCCAACCGCACCGAGCAGCACCGCCGCAATAGCGATCGCAACACCAATGTCCCGAAACTCCTGCATCTCGCGCTGGCGTTGAATCTCTGCGATCTTTTCGCGCTCGGCCTCTTGCTTGTCCTCGGCATTCATCTCGGCTTCGCGCTTTTTGATCTGGTGCCAGATGTCCATGTTGTTCGAACTGAAGAACAACCCCTGCACCTCGCGCTCGAAATCGGCCTGCGCCTTGAGCGCCATCTCAATCTGCATTGCGGCACCGAGGTTGGAGCCGCCCTTCTTCTTAGCCTGGCGCGCCGCTTTGGTGGCCGTGGCCTTGGCGTCAAAGTAGTTGCCGAGCAGCGGCCCGAGCTGCGATACATCGTTGGCCGTCTTACTGGCCATCTTGACCATTTTGACCGCCTTATTGACCGCCTCCAGCGCGGCGATAGGGTCGATCATGATCATGATTAGCCACCCTTAAGGTGCCCAGCGACCCAAGTGATGATGCCGCCGGCCATGCTGGCAATCGTCATGCCCATCCAGAAACCGCCCTTGCCTTTGTTCGCTAGGGCTACCAACTCTTCTAGTTGGCGCTCCATCTTGTCGACCTTGCGATCCATAGCTTGTACGCGCTCCCACAGCACGCCATATTTGATCGGGTCGATTTCGGTTTCCATGTTAGTCGGGCGGTTGCATCAATTTACGGTTGGACAGCAGACGAGCATCGTCTGGCGCCAATTTTAGGGCTTCGTCTAAAAGCTGAATAGCTTCCTCTTTGAGGCCAAGGTTCCAGGCGGCGATGCTGGCCAAGTCCCACGGTTTCTCACCCCAGACGCTAGGGTCCATGGTGTAGACGAGCTGCTTATCTTTGATCTGAAGCGCCGATTTAGCGGCCGCATAAGACTCGGTCCACATCCCGAACCGGTAGGTCAGCATGGACAGCTCGACCCAAGGCTCGCGCGTGCCTGGTGCCTCGGCGACGGCCAGGCGATACCATTTGAGCGCGTCCCAGCCCCGGCCCAGCTCGTCGTGGGCCTTGCCCAGAAGGCGCATGGCGTAGCAGCGCTCATTGGCCCAGTTGGCCTCGGGCATTGCCAGATAGCGATTCAGCGCCGTAATTGCTTCGTCCCACCTGCCATAGAACGTCAATTCCCTAGCGTGATAGAACGCATTGCGCGGGCAATGCGGGTCCTCTTTGACCGCCAGCTCCAGCAGCGGCATATATTGACCGCGCGATTTGGTCGGGTCCGGGTGATGGCTCACCAACAGCATATCGGTCTGAGCGTAGACCTCGGTGATGCGCCCGTCCGGGCGTGGGTATTCATGCACCGGGTGATGCCAATGGTAGCCGCGCCGGTGGTGAATTTTCTCGTAGTAGAAGCTAATGCCACAGCCCCAATCGAATTTGTAGCGCAGCCTGGTGGTGTCGGCCTGCCAGACGCGCTCAATTTCCTGCCGCCAGCCTGGCTCTAGGATTTCGTCCAAATCCAGCGAGATGCACAGATCGTAGTCGCCAGGAATGAGCGCGAGCGCCGTGTCGCGCGCCTTGTCAAAGCGCCACGGCGAAATGCAAATGTTGTGGACCGTAGCGCCACATTCAGCCGCCAGGCTGGCCGTGTTGTCGGTCGACCCGGTGTCGGCAATCAGGATTAAGTCAGCGTCGGCGGCAGACTCGCAGAATCGTTTTACAAATGCCTCTTCGTTTTTGCTGATGGCGTACACCGCAATTTTTAGTGTCATGTCTTGTAGTGTTGGTTAGCAATCGACCGCGCCCTCAAACCCCGCTTGCGTCTTCAGATCAGCATACAAGCCTTCCATGATGTTGCCCTGCGGCGTAGCGCAATAGAAAGCGTGGCTTGCCACCTCTTGCGCGTTAGCTTGCCGAGCATCCGCGTTGGCGCTGACACTGACCTGATACTGGCATTGATCTTTGTTACCAAAAATATTGGTGATGCGGGCGTATGCCTCGGTGAACGGGATGCCGACGCTGCTGGTGGGGATGGAGAGTTTGAGAGCCATTAGAAAGTTACCTCGGTTGATTCGAGTTTGCATACCCAGCGAATTGTGGTCGCTGTTGCACCGGTTACCTGAACTTGCAATGCGCCGTTGGTCGTGTCGGCAGAAATCGTTATATCCCAAGTTGCAGCACCAGCGTCGGCAGATACTACGTTTTTAGTGACTGCGCCAACAATAGCTGTGGTTGCTGCGCTGGCACCGCGCTTTATAGCTGCCTCAAACGACCATGCCTTAGTATCGCCGCCGCCTGTTACGTTAGCAATACAAGAACCCCGCACATAATAAGCGCTGTTGTTGGGTAGAACAAGTTGGTTAGAAGTGCCTGCGACAGAATTATTGCTAGTCAGCGTAATGACTGTGGCGTCAGTTGTTTGTCTACCAAGTAAAAGTAAAGAAGACTGCGTAACGCCAGCAACAGAAGCGATTGTATTTGTAGACCCTGGGAAAACTGTTCGGCCAATATTTGATCTTGTTGTGCCATAAGAACCGCCTACAACGCTTGAGTTAGTAGCGGATGCCGTACAAGTATTACCAGCTACTACCGCAGACCCTGATCCTGATGCGGTATTGCTACTCCCCCCACCAATAAATGCGGAACCTCCGGTGGCGGCATTGGCATTACCTCCTGCAATTGCATTGTTAGTCCCAGAGAAAATAGTGTTTGAAGAGCCTCCAGCAATGCCGCTATTTGTGCCTTGAATATTATTAGACGCCCCGCCTAAAATTCCATTATAGTTGCTACCAATGCTATTGTTTTCACCTCCGGCAATTGTTGAATAATTCCCAGCGGCTGAATGATTGCGGCCACCAACAGCAGCGCATCCATTGCCGTACACAAAATTGTTAAATCCCGCAATTGAAGCTGCATCAGCAGCTCTAACTCTATTAGAGTTACCAACTACAAAACTATTGGCATTTAGTGAAAAAGGCGAACCTTGATTAAGAGGAAACCAACCCGACGCAGGGTTTGTTGAGTTGGCGACTGTAATTAATTGTTTGCTATAGCAAAGCTCCAAGGTCTGCCCTGCGCCAACATAATAAGCTGTTGCTGCGCTTCCAACATCTGTACAAAAAAGCTGAAGAGATGTGGGTCCGTTACTGTAATAGGCATTATTTATAAAGAGTATTCTCTTCCCTTCTGGTATGGCATTTGGGAGATTTACTCTGATAGACCCCTCATAAGTTGAGCCTGTTTTAAAAAACTGAATTGGAGCGCAATCATCTGGCAAAGAAATGCTTTGTCCATTAACTTTGCAATCCCACACCTGAAAAGCAGGTGTATTCGTTGAGGGAAAACCGTTAAACATTAATAATCCCCGCCCACCGCCATCAGGTGGAATCCAGCAGCTACCGCCGTGCCAAAAGTTGCGTAAATGCGATAGCCAGACGGAATGGAAATGCTCAATGGCAAAATGATGTCCGCCTGTTCGCTGGTTTGAGAAACCGTTGTTGCGCCAAGAGTACGTTCCAGATACAGGGCGTTATTCGTTGCCGTAGTCGTCACGCTGCCATTGTTGATCCAAATACGCACAACCGTTTGCACATTGGTGCCCAGCGCCCGTGACTTAATAAAATCCACTCGCGTACCGTTGGTGCCGCCAGTAATGATCGGGCCGTAGATCGTTCCGCTGGTCAGGTCAAAGGTCGTGTTAGCTGTTACGCCGGGAGTTGCGGCGTTGGCTGCTGGGCCGCTGACCCAAGTAGTTTCTGCGACTAAGGGAAAAATAGGTGCGGTATTTGCGGGCATTTAAAAGGCTCCAATGATCCAAGTATCTAAAAGGGCTTTGGGCATAGTCCCACCGCCGCCACCACCTCCGGCCGGTCCCGTCGGACCTGTGGGACCAGGCACGGTGCTATCGGCGCCGGTCGGTCCTGTTGGGCCGGCTGCGCCTGTTGCGCCGGTAGAACCTGTTGGTCCTGTGGGTCCGGCAACTGTGCTATTGGCACCTGTCGGCCCGGTGGGTCCAGCCAAACCTTGCGCTCCGGTCGGTCCTGTCGGCCCCGTAGTGCCAGAAGTTCCCGTCGGCCCGGTGGGACCGACTTGCGTGTACATGACCTGGGTGGCTGTGAACACCACCGACGGAATGCGCGGCGATACTGGCGAAGTGCCAGCAGGCAAACTCTCAAGCGAAACTTGCGTGTTGGTAGTCGACCAGACCAGCTCAATAAAATCATTTGCCGCAAGCGATAATACAAAATTGACGGTGCCAATGACGTTGCCATGCACGCCGCCGTGGCTGTTAATGACGCTGAATTTGCTATCTGTGTCCGGCACATCGCCAGCGCTGCCGGCGTTATTCTTTCGCAGCCAGACGTTTGCGTCGTGGATTTGCGTGTCGCTGTTGGTGAACTGGATGCTAAACGTCAGGCTGTACACGCCAGCGTAAGCAAAAGTCACCCGGCTATTGGAAACAACGCTTACGCCGTTATTGGAAGGGTCTGCGTTGTTAAGCGTGATCGAATAGGGAGTATTCGCCGACGCCGCTGTTTGCGTGGCGGTCGACCAAAACGAACCCCAATAGCCAAGAGCGCCGCCAGCTCCGGTGCCGCCTGTCGCGCCTGTTGGGCCTGTCGGTCCGGTGTTGCCGGTGCTACCTGTTGGGCCGGTCGGCCCCGCAATGGTGCTGGCCGCACCCGTTGGACCGGTTGGGCCAATATCACCCTGAGCGCCGGTTGGCCCGGTTGGGCCTGTAGGGCCAGCCACCGTAGAAGCAGCGCCGGTAGGCCCGGTTGGACCCGTGTTGCCTGTGGCGCCCGTTGATCCTGTTGGCCCGGTTGGCCCTTGCGCTCCGGTTGGGCCGGTGTTGCCCTGTGGCCCGGTAGGCCCAGCCACCGTAGACGCCGCCCCTGTCGGCCCCGTCGGACCGGTGTTTCCGGTAGAGCCGGTAGGCCCGGTTGGGCCGGTAACGCCCTGCACGCCTTGCGCGCCCGTTGGCCCGGTGGGGCCGGTAGGACCGGCAACTGTACTGGCCGCACCGGTAGGCCCGGTCGCGCCCGTCGGCCCAGTAGGCCCAACAACGCCACGGTCGACTCGCGCCTCGATGCGCGGCTGTGGCACGACCTCAAGCGATACCTGATGGCCAGGGTTAACGTCAATAACGACGTTGTTCTGATCTGTTACGCCGACAACGATTGGGTCGGACGTTGCGCCGACTGTGACCCTCATAGGACCACCACACCATCCGAACGAACGAGGAACAGCAGAAAGATCACCATATCATCGGCCGGCGTAGAGCCAGCCGCAGGGAATGAGACTTTGACCCGGCCCGAATAGCCGACGCAGCTCGTCGCGTTGATCTCGAGCTGCGGGTCGGTCGACATGAGCGACCAGGCTCCGGCGTCAATTACCAGCGTGCAGGTGCCGGCCGTGGCGTTGATGTTGGTGATCGTAAGAGGAATCGCCGCCGGCGTGGGCGTGTAATCGGCAATGTCAAACGTCAACCCGTTTCGGGTGTCGATAATGTTCGTGACCTGGCGCCGAACGATCTGCGCGTCAATCGTCGCGCCGGTGAGGTTGACCGGCCCAGACGTAGATGTAAACGTCAGGTTCCAGTATGTTTGCTGATCCCAGACCAGCTCGCCGGCCAGAATCGGATTGTCGAAACCGCTGACTTGGGCCAGCGTGTTCTTATTAAAAATAGCCATGACTTTTCCCTGCTCTCAGGTAGTGACGTAATCCGCTTTCTGCGGCTCGCGTTGTCGTGTCTTGTTGGGCGATTATCGCATCGCCCAGAATAGATTACCAGTAGACGATCACACCGCCGGTGCCGCCACCGCCGCCGCCAGCGCCGCCGCCGCCACCTGCACCTCCGGCAGAACCTCCGCCCGCACCAGCAGTAGAAACGCCGCCATTGGCGCCGGGATTGCCTGGTCCACCGCGACCGCCTGCAACGCCAGACCCGGCGCTACCGCCACCACCACTCATACCTGGCCCACCACCGCCGGCGGCTCCTCCCACGCCAGGCGCTCCACCACCAAAATAAAACAAATTACCAATTCCACCACCTTGCCGGACCAATGTGCCGGTGGTGGTAAAAGTCCCAGAATTTCCCTGTGCTGGTGTCCCGTTATTTGGCGCAGCACCCGAGCCACCTGTTGCGGTTAAATAAGCGCCAAACGTGGTAGTCCCACCGTTTGCGCCGGCTGTACCAATACCGCCGCTGGTTGCAGAGCCAGCACCACCCGCGCCAATTGTTACGGTAATAGATGCGCCTGGCGTAAGACCAGACAAGACAGCTCGACCATAACCGCCTGCGCCGCCGACAGGCGAAGTTGGATAAACTCCTGAAGCCCCAGCGCCACCAGCACCGCCGCCATATGCCTCGACTTCTAACGAGGTCACGCCAGCCGGCACAGTAAACGTCCCGCTGCTGGTAAACACCTGAGTTCTTGCGCCACCACCTAGAACCGTAACCGCGCCGGTTAACCCATTAACCGAAGTTACGCCGCCATTGCCGGCCGTGGTTGCAAACGTTGCCGTCGCCGCTGTCGTTGCCGAGGTGGCCGTCGCCGCGTTGCCGGTGACGCTAATGCCCCAGGTTCCCGACGCGCCGCCGCCCGTTGTGCTGGGCACGCTGAGGTTGGTCCTGGCGGTTGCCGCATCAGATGCACCTGTGCCGCCGTTGGCGACCGGCACAGCGTTGACTAAACCGTCGGTGGCGTCTAGTTGCCCCGAAGTATTGAGGTTGTTGGCGAGCTGAGAGAGGTTGTAGGCTTGCGTCATTTATGCGGCTCCGTTTCGGGCGAAGGTTTGTTGATTAAGCAAAGTGACATTGTTATTGAACGCCGTGGTCAAAATGTAATTTGCGGCGCTTGCCGTGTAATCGTACCCGGCGCCTTTGGCCAACAATGCACCATTAGCGTAGACCTCCATGCTGAGAGGATTGGAGGCAAACGGGTAGGTGGTCTGGCCGCTTGTACTATATGCCGTCGTGTTGGCAATGTTGCTGGCCGGCACCGCCAAGTTATTTGGTGCGTATTGAATGATCGTAAACCGGCCTGTTAGCGGCGCAGGAAACCCCTCCACCGCGCCAAGCGCGATGTCGTAATCAATCTCGTTGATTTGACTTCCGTTAACGTAGATTGATTCTGCGCCGTTTTGAATGGCGTAGGTCGTCGGCAAGAACGAGGTAACCGCCGTCACGTCCTGATCGTAGCGGCTGAACGGCGCATAGTTAGAGCTGGCGGCGCGGTAGCGGTAAACGCTGTTGCCTGCCGTTGCCCCGGCAATCGTGCCGGTAAAGGTAATAACCTTGGTGCTGGTGTTGACCGTCGACACCGTGTAGGTGGTCGGCGTGCCGCTGTCGGTGAATGTCAATAGGTCGCCGGCGTTGATGATCTGATACGGTGCGTTGCTGTACGTAATTGAGTTCGTGGTGCTACTGGCGATGGTGATGTTCAAGTCCTCGTAAGCCGCCGAGGTGCTAACGCCGCGCATATAAATAATGACCACCGTTTCGCCAGCGACGCAAGCTGTGCCCATGACCACCGTGGTCGACGTTTCCGAGTATTCGCTTGGGTCCAACAAGACGCCATTGCGGAACACAAGAATCCAGCCGACGGTGTGCGTGTTGCTAAACGAAGTCTGCCCACCGGTGGCCGTGTAGACCGTCTCGGTGTAAAAAAACTGATCCTGTTCCTGAAAGCCGACGACGCGACCGTAAACGTCAATCGTGAGCGTGGCGGCAGAAAACGATTTCGTGTAGATGCCAGAGCCGAAATTTAGGAACTCTTGCAGATTGACCCGCATTGTTCCGTCGACGTTGTTGGTGACCGAAAGAAAACCGTCGTTGATGTTGTTTGATGTTGTGCCGGCAATGATCGTCTGGCCAGTGCGCGCGTCTAGGTCTATGAAACTTTGCAGAGCGCCAGACGGGTCCACTAGGCCAGACCACACATTGCTGTCATAGATTGATGTGGCCGTCGGTACGAATGCACCGCCCAAGTTGACATAGCCGGCGTTGCCGACGTTAAAGCTGAACTTGCGGTTTGTTCGATTGGCGTACAGCAGGTAGTTAGTCGTGCCGAAGTTGGCGACCGTGTACCAGGTGTAAAGCGTCGGGTCGGTCCCGCCGTTGGCCGTGTCGTTGTTGTAGAGGCCAAAGTAAAGTTTGTTGCGCGGGTTGTAGCTGAACCCGGAGGTGCCGGTCGCGTTGTCGGCGTAGGCAACGGCCAGCCAGCGCTCGGCGTATTGGAAGGTTAACGGTCGCCATTGAAACACCGACGATGATGGCGAGAAATTAGATTCGCCGAGCGCGTTGACATATTTGACGCTGAAATACCAATCGCCCTGCGGCAGCGAGTTGATCGTTAGAACGCCCATTGACGACGACGGGTTGTAGGGGTTGCCCCCAGGGTTGACCGCCGTCGTGCCAATAAAGATGCGCTGCGAATCGGTCGGGCTGGAGTAGAGCGAATAGTAGACGTTGGCGTACTGAACAATGCCGTTGCTCGCGGCCGTGACCGCAATGTCAAACGACGGCACCGGGTTACTGATCTGTACGTTGGTAACCGTCGGTGCGTAAAGCGTGCCAAAGCCCAGCGGCGAACCGATGCCGGTGTTAGGTGCTGGCGTGAACTGCGTGACGTTAACGTCGTCGTACACCGCCGGGTTGAACTCTTGCAGCGTAAGGCTGGCCGTGATCTGACCATCGTCGGTAAATGTCTCGGTGACTTGGCTGATGCGAAACAGCTTTGCCGTCCAGCCATAGTTAGCATTGGTCACCGTCACCACATCGCCGGCCTCAAGTTGGATGCCAGAAAAATCGACGTCGACCTTGACCACTAAATCCTCGCGCGCGCCCTCGAGGAATCGGTTGGCGATGTATTGCGCCCGCACCGAGTTATTCACCAGGCCAAGCGTGACTGTCTGTTTGTTGACCGGCTCGTTAGGGTAGAGCAGCGAAGGGTTGACCACCGCTAAATCGAACGTGGCCGAGTTGAACGCATCCTTTGCCGTGCCGTCGGGAAACTTGACCTCGGCGACGTTATAGGAAGACGACAGATCGGTCGGCGTGATCTGGATGGCCGAAACCATATTGGAATCGTTAATGTCCATGACGACCGTATAGGTCGGCGATTGAACGATCACGCCCCATTGCCCGAGGATTTCGTTGTACTTGATGAGGCAATCACAGCAAGCCGCCATTGCCTGCATATTGGACATGATGGTTTGATCGGTGTTAACCACCCCATCAAACCGGAATCGCGTCTGAATTTGCGTGCCGCCGCTGTAGTCCGTGTAGGTCATCGTCTGATCTGAATAAGTATTCAGATCGGCGAACGATGTGGGATTGACCTGCGTGGAATTGAGCGCCGCGCCGTAGCGCGTAGACAGCAGAAAGTCAGAGAAACAATCGCCTGGCCTATAGCGGCTGTTGGTAATCTGAAACCGCGTCTGCTGTAGACCGGTGACGTTCGCCGATTGGCTGTAGGTAAGCTGCACAATGGCAAACGCCACATTGCTCATTAGCTTACTGGCGTCCCATTGATACACCAAGCCGGCCGTTTGCATGATCTGAATGGCGGTTTGAGCAGTATTGACGCCAGACGACGAGCCATTGCGAAACAGGTAAATATTGATTTTGCCGTTGACCGTCGTGTCAACAATGCCGGTCGACTCGTCCAGCAGGCCGGTGACCTTGTATTGATCGGTCACATCAAAGATGCACCGACGACCGCCCCAATAGACGTAACCAAATGTGTATGTGTCCGGCGTGGCTCCGTTTTGGCCCTCGGTGTTCGTCACCTCGGCAAGCGTCAGCACATAATAAATTTGCTGGTTGTTGCTGCTGATGCTGAGGTCGGTAACGATGCCGCCGACGTAGGCCGAGCCGTAGACGACCGGCACCTTGTTGTCGCCGGCTGGTCCGAACTGCTGATTGTTGCCAGGGTTAGGCTGGCCTTGCGCGTCGTTAGTGTTTGCGTTTTGCGGCCCGAATGCTTTACTGATGATCGCCGAGGCAACCATGTTGATCGCGAACGACGCCATCGCAACGCCGGTAGCGCCGAGCGCCGTTAACGCGGCCGCAGCCGAACCGTAGTACGCTGACAGAATGATTGATGCCGGCATTTACTGCACCCAGAATTGTTCTAGATAGCGGAACCCGAAACGACCATAGTCTAGGTCCGGGCTATTGCTCATCTTGCTGATAAAGAAATTGCAGATGCGTCCCTGTTCTTTCATCTTTTGTCCCGCCTCAATGTATCGTTTTAAGAGCCGGTGCCCCGTGGTCCCGCCTCGGTGTTCTGGCTCAACCCACCAGGCCAGCTCGGTCAATAGCAGATGCGCCGGCGACCAGCGGCTCGGGTGAATGCCGGCAATCAACATTCCCATCAGGCCATCGTCCTCGGCCACCAGCACCACCCCCCGGCCCGCCATGATTTCGCACAGCATTTGCGTGATGTAAGACGCATTATCGGCCTCGGACAAAAAGTCTAGCGGCGTTTGCTCCCGATATTTCCGCAACATATTCAGTAGCTGCGGCAGATCGACCGGCGTCGCCTCACGAATTCGCTGGGGCATCTTTGCCAAAGTAATAATTGATGTTCTGAATGAATGGCACGCGATTCATGCTGGTATCGCCAGGATTGAAGAACTGCCAAGCGTTGTCGTTTGTGTAACGGCCGGCGATTCGGTTTTGCAAAATCAGTTGCACCGACGACGCCGACACCGTGATCGTGCCGGCATACATTCGAACGTCCTCCATCCATTGCTCGCTGATTTGGAACGATGTGATGTAGCCGCTAAAGAATTGATATAAACCTCCAGAGCCGCCCGAGGCAATCAAAACACCATCGGTGTCATAGAACCCATGCCACATCTGGATCGCCGATCCCTTGACCGACTGCCCAAGAACGAATCCAAGCATCGCCGTATCAATGCCGACTAGCGTTACCGTTGTCTCGTTGGCCGTAGATTTAATGTCGCGCTGGACATTGCCGACCTTAATCAGCGTGCCGACCGCGCTAAATTCGGTCGCGTCGACCGCCGGCACAAGCTGGTTAGACCCTGCGGTCGTGAACCGGAAAATGTCCGTGCCGTTGTTAATTCGGATGAAATCGGCGATACGAATGTTGTTGGTATCTTCGACCGGCGTAATGATGTTCATAGGACCGCCTCAAATGCTTGGAATGAGCCGTTCCAAGAAATGAACGAATCGTTCGTCATTGGCACCAGCGTGTAGGTCGGGTAGTCTCGCAGCACCACCGGGAACGTGATGCCGGTGTACGTCGTGCCGCCCATGCTTACCGTGGTTCCAAACTCGCCGGCCACACAAGCAACCGTAGATGCCAGCGCCGAAATGAGGTTGCGATGCACCGGCACATTGACCGTGGGGTTTGTGCCGCGCAAAACGTCGGCTGTGACGATGTACGAATAGAGGCCAACCTGCACAAAATCGCCGGCGCGGAACAGAACCACCGTCGGCCCGACGCTAGGCAGCGATCCCAGCACCAGCGTTTTGTTTGCGCTGGTGATCTGCCATTGGCAGGTTGCGATCTGAACCGAAGTCATCTCGCCTTGGTACTTGATGTAATTTAGCCAGCCGGTTGAACCGAAATTGAGGTACTGCGTCAGCGACTTGTCGGCCAGGCGCAGTTGGTTCAATGTGCCGCGATTCTGCGAATACAGCAGGTAGTTCATCGGCCGCATATCAAACGCAAAAGGCACCACCGTTAGAATTTCCGAGGTGGTGATTTTCTGGTTGCGGCTCAGGGTCTGACCGACGAATCGCTGGTCATTGATGCCCACCGACTCGCAGATTGAAAGAATGGTTTGCAGGCTCATTTAACGGCTCACAGGTAGAGAGCGTTGCGCCGACTGATTAGCCGCCCACACCGCTTGTTTGTTTTTCGCCAGGAACGCAACGCCCGACTGCGTATCAATTGCGCTCATGTTCTGAATGATCGGCCCGTTGTAGTTAATCACCTGGCCACCCATTGCGCCGGCCAGCGCGTGATTGGGAATCACCGTTCCCGAATTTCTAGGCACCACCAGCTCAGGGCCGCGCTCGCCGACGAGGTACGGTTGACCAGATGAAATGTCGCCGCCATTAGCGCGGGCGCGTAAACCTAAACCAGAATAAGGTGTTGCCCCAGGCGTTAAAGAATATTGAGACACGCCAAGCTCAGAACCGAACAGTTTGATTCCAGACCCGCCAACAATTGCTGAGAACAGCGCCGACGCCTGCGCCTTAAGTTGGATCGCAATAATGTCCTGAATGATTGATCGTGCTAGATCACCAAATTTCAATTTGCCCGTTCTAACAAACCTATCAATTGCCGACTCAATGTTATTGGCAAGAGATGAGAACATAGACTCGGCAACCCTTGCGGCGCTCGTGGCGTTATCCATGTAAGAACTGAATGCCTCATCCCAGCCAAATTTAAACGAGCGTTGCGCGTCTTTTTGCTGTTCAATCAGCCGAATCATTTGAATACCAGACTCGTAAATTTCTTGGGTCCGTCGCTGGATAATTTCCTCGTCAACGCCAAGGCGGCGAGATGTTCTTTGGAATTCATTGATGCGAACCTCTAGGTCGTACATAGCCATCAGCTCCATGCGCCGGCGCTGATTGAACGACAGAGTTTTGATTTCATATTCGACGCGCTCATTCGCCAATTTGTTTTGGCGCGTCTGTTCATCAATTGATTGACCGAATGCGAATTGTTGACCAGCTTTTTCTGTTGCGTTGGCAAGACCAGCGGCGGCTGATTCGCCAGCGCGGCGTTTCTCCGACCGCATGAAATCGGAAGAATTTTCAATCTTCAACAAAAGCGCCTCATATTCAAGGCGCTGTTGCAAGATTTTTTCTTTGCCCTCTTGAAGCAACTTGACGCGTTTGGCTTCAGCATCGGCAGCATCGTTGATTGCTTTTTTAATGTCTGCCGCTGCATCCTTATTTTGTATTAGGTCGACCTTGCGCTTGTTCTCAATCTTTGCGAGCTGTTCTTGCGTTGTAAGTTGATCTAACAGATATTGGAAAAGCGTTTTGCCCAACGCGGTTTCGTCCATCTGTAGCCCGAGCCGTTTTGCGTCAATGTCGGCCAGCATCCTAGACAATGCAATTTCTTGCCTAAATAGCTCCAGCTTTTTTTGTTGCTGTAGTGCCTCTTTAGATTGCTGAATTTCGCGTTTTTTGGTGACTTCCCATTCGGCAACTTGATCTGCAATCGAAGGCACCGCCATGCCTTGACGGCCACCACCTCCAGCGTTAGAGCCACCGCCCATAACTCGCTTTTCGGCGGCATCAAGTTCGCGGCGTGCCTTTTCAGCGTCCGCGACCATTTCTTTATGGATTTGGCGGAAGCCCTCAAAATCAAAACGCATTAGGGCCGCAACTTGTGCAGCCATTCCGCCAATTTCTGTGCCTATGGTTTTGAATACATAGGCAAGATTCATCCCCAAAATGGCGACAGTTTGAAAAACTGTTTTGGCTACTTCGCCAAAAACTTTGGTTTCAACACCCAAAGTTTTCATGTATTCAATACTGGCCTTCAACGGCGGACCAAGTTCAATTGCAACAATTTGCAATGCATTCCGCCCTGTTTGAGCAAACAGGTCGTACATTTCTGCCGCGTCTTTTAGCGCCTGGGCCTGCTCTTGCGTGGCTTGTGTTGTTTCCTGTAGACCTTGAGCCAGCGCCGTAAAGTCAACGCCCTTTGCCGCTTTTCCAAAAACATCCATCGCCAACGCATTACGCGTCAACGGATCGGCAATCTGGCCAATATTCTGCGCGGTCTTGGCGAACAGTTGCTCTGTATTAAGCGTCGCCAAGTCTTTAAGAGAAACGCCGGCTTTGGCAAATGCCTTTTGCGCTTCGTCCGATCCAGATGCGGCCTTGTCTACAAAGCTGGTAAACGAGGAAAGAAACTTGCCGGCGTTTTCTGCTTTGCCGCCAGAGTTGGCAAGAGCGTTAGACAGCTTGATAACCGAATCGACCGCCACATCATTTGCTGCGGCAACGTCGACAATTTCGTCGGCGTACTTTAACGCGGCAACAGATGCAGCCGTAAGCGCCGCAACAGCAACGCCGCCGTATCTTTGCGCGCTGTTGGCAAACTCGGCCATTTTGCTGCTGGCCGTGTCCAACCCTTTCACGAACTCGGCGCTGTTTAGACCCAGGACAACGCCGAGCCGTGAAATGATGTTAGCCATTATTCAAACCTCTTTTTGTCGAACCCTGGTGCGCTCGCCATGAATGCCAGCAGGTTTTGATTGGTCGCCTCTTCCTGCAAGTGTTTTGGCAGCGGCGGATAGATGTAATCGTAAGCCGAACCGATAATTGTTTGTAGCTTGTACGGCGCAGAATTTGCGGGTCGGATGTAGTTGAACATCCCGTTCACCATCGTGCCCAATAGAGTGATGATTGACTGATTGCCAATCACGCCATCGGCGTACATGGTCTGGATGTTTGCCATCGTCACATCGTCAATGTCGGCAATGCTGTCGTGGGTGTGGCCGTTAAAGATCATTGCCGATTCAACCTGCAACCTTAACGACCCAATCAGTTTTTTCGAGCTTCCCTGTACGTCGGGGAAATGACCTCACCAATTTTTTCGCAGATGGCGAGCTGCACAGACAACGGCCACTCAACTTCGATTTCTTCGTAGGTCAGATCGGCCAGGCTTTCGTTTTCAATCTCCGGCACCAATAGCTTAATGAATTCGGTGATGCGCGTTTCGGTGATGCATTTGGCCTTTGCGGCCTCACGCATAGAGCGCCCTTCGACCAGCACATCGTCGTCGGTGAACTTAAAAGACTCTGCGCCTTCGTCCTTAAACTGCATCAGCGGCTCGACCATGCTCTGATAGATGCTGTTGATCCGATCCGAACTTGGCTCAGAAATGCGCCGGTAGATTTCGTCGGATTCGGAAACGAGAGGCACGCGAACTTTGAAGGTGTGGCCACCGAGTTCGAATTTGCGGATGAGAAGATCTTTCCGTTTTGCCTCATAGGCAGAACCGAGTGCAGAACCTAGTTTGGTCATCTTGTATTTTTCCTGTATTTATTGAGTTGTTGTGCCAGCGCTTCTCCCAAACGAGAAACGACAGCTTGTGCATTCGACTCCATTGCGGGTCGAAGGTACGGTTGCGCCGAAATTTTCGACGTCCCGAATTCTTGCGCGATTGCGCGCGCGTCCGATTTGATACCGGTAAACCCGGCAACCTGCTCGGCGCTTGCGCCCATCTTTGCCAATCGCTTTTTTGCTTTTGATAGACCTCGGCCGCTGCTCATCTGGGCGAGTTTTTGCCCGCTGGCCGTCGTGACCATTGCAATCACCGAATCGCTCTGACCAATGTATTTCGACCGCTTGTCTCGTTTGGTTGGCCGTCTGGCCTCAACTTGCAAAGACAGCCGCAGGCCACCGCTATCAATTGGTGCGTTTTGTTGCGCTGCGGTCAGAACCGGCATGATGGCTTGCCTAGCGGCTGGAACCAAAACCCGACTTTGCGCTTTCCTGTCGCCGATTTCGTCGGCAAGTTGATCGAATGCCCGCGTCACATCCCCAAGACCTTCAATCTTAAAGGTGACGGACATGATGATTAGCCCTTGAGCATCTTGTTATAGATGGCCGCATTCAGCCCTATGACGTAATCAATGATTTCGTTGGGCGTCATCTTGTCGGCGTGGGCGATGGCCATTCGGTAGGCCAGGTCGATACCGGCCACCTTTTGCTGCTGGAAACTGAACCAGTTTTTCTGGCCCGAGTTGGCTTGGTTCCATAGGAACCCCAGCAGGTCATTCGTGTTTTGTATTGTGGTCATCTTTTATTCTTCAGGGTCTGGGTCCGGCGCTGGGGCCGCAGCCTGCGGTTTGACAAGGTAGCGCATGGCCACCGCCTCGGCGCTATCGGCGTCGGCATCGGCAATTGCTTCTGCCAGCTCGGCTTGGTCGACTTCCATGCCGCGAGCTGCCAGAGCGAGATCGCCCTGAACAGCCATCAGCAATTGCACAGCCTCAAAGACGCCGGACATTAGCTGTTGCTCCAGCCGTACTGGTTCCCGCGCGGGTGAACCGTGAACACGCATTTAGCTTCAGCGCCAGGCTGGGCGTCAATCTGGAACTGGCTAACGCGGCCGTTAAACGCATAAGCGACGGTGTTGGTGCCATCGTATGCCGACACGACGAAAGTGCGGTCTACGGTCCCGTTATAGGCGTCTGAACGGATTTGGAGCAGGGCCGTGTCGGACGGGTTCCAGGCGGCGGTAATCGTCATGGAAGTAGGCGCGGATTGCGTCGGGATTTTGTCCGACTGACGCGAGCCAGCCACCGCGAAGTTGGCGACCGCATCGTCCTGGCCAAACGCAGGCACCGCCTCGACGGGAACCGCGACACCGGCCGCACCAGTACCGCCAGCGGCTGTGCCGACGATGGTGGCAACCTGCGCCGACCAAACCGACAGGTTGGCGGTCGTCAGGGGCGTAGGAGTAGCTGCGGATTGCATCCACAGCGCGGCGCTAAAACCGGGTAGAACTTTATTGGGGAGAGCCATGTTTCACCTCTTAGGCGTTGTTAGACCAGCCGTATTGATTGCCGCGCGGATGCACGGTAAACACGCATTTCGCCTCGGCACCGGGTTGGGCGTCGATTTGGAACTGCGACACGCGACCGTTGAAAGCGTAGTAGACGATATTGGTGCCGTCGGTCGCCGAGATAACAAACGTGCGATCAACGGTGCCGTTGTAGGCGTCGCCGCGCATCAGCAGCAGGTTGGCATCGGACGGGTTCCATGCGGCCGTAATGGTCATAGACGTAGGTGCCGACTGCGTGGGAATCTTGTCGGATTGGCGAGAGCCAGCGACCGAGAAATTCGCCATCGCGTCATCCTGGCCGAACGCCGGGATTGCCTCAACAGGCAGCAGGTTGCCGGAAACGGCGATGGGCGACACGCTGGCGACAAGCGACAGTTGCGCCACGGTCAGCGGCGTAGGCGTAGAGGTCGGCTGGCAGTAGAGCGCCGCGCTAAAACCAGGCAAAACTTTATTGGGCAGGGCCATGATAAATCTCCGTTGGATTGAACGAGTGTTTTATGTTGGAATGTCCAGCGTGCAGTCCAGATAGACCTGGGCCAATTTGTCCTCGTTGTCGTAGCTGTTGTATAGCCACATGACGTCGGCTTTTGAGATGTAAAAGCCGTTTGTCGCGCCGCCAAACAAGCCGCTATAACCGTGGAGCAATTGTAGTATTTGATTGGAAATGGTGAAACCGTCTTCGATCTGTTGCGTGAAAATATTGATCTGAAAGATGGGCCGATCAATGCCCTTCACCGACTGAATCTGACCCGTGTACACCGGCTGGTGGACATTGCGAAGCATCCAAGTGATGAATTTGGGTTGCGTCGCAAAGTTGCGGTTAAACGCCGCATAGACCGGCACCGGCGTGACGATCTGCTGTAGCTGGTACTGGATCGCCTTGCCGTACTGAATCGGGCTTTGCTGCGTTGCCATTTAGACCGCCACCACCGGGTCGTTGCGAACGCAAAGGAGCGTCGCGCTCATACGATCGTCGCTCTCGCGCACGTTGTCGATTCGCCAATCAAACCCGCGCCAGGTGATCGAATAGGCGTTTTGATTGTCAATGATCGTCTTGACGTTGGGTGTGTAGTTCAACGTCATCTGCACAATGTCCGAATAGACGCGGTACTTTTCGGCGATCTTGACATGGTTGGCCACAGAGTGAATCACGGCCCGCGTCCCAAACCACAGCGATTGCGTCGTGGTTTGCTCGCCAAAATCGCTTTTGGCAAACGCTAGATTGTTGACCGAGATGTTCTCGTAGCGCGTGATCGCCATTACATCACCAGCGGCTTATAGGGTCGAAGTAGCTGATCGAACCCAAACGGAATGTCGCGCAGGTTGACCGCCGTGGTGTTGCTGCGGTTGTTGTACAGGTGCGTATAGAGCAACAGCGCCGCCTGCTTAATCACCGGGTAAGTTTGCAACGGGTTCGCCACGGTCGAATAATCGACCATGATTGGCGCGGTCATGTTGCTATTCACATCGCTCGGCAATGCCTGCAACATCAGCTTGTTACCGCTGGGGTCGTACTGATAGGTTGACGCGGCAATCGTGGTCAGCGTGGCCGGCACGTTGCTGTTGTAGTAGCGCACCGCGTCAATCGTCAGACCGGGTTGGCTGGGATACTGGTTCTGGCTCACCTCGGGTAGATCAAGGCAGCAAGGCGACGCTACCAGGCTTTCGCCGCCGTAATAGACCCGGTAGGACACCGGGAAAATGCTCATCCCCAGATAGTCCTCGACGGCCTGGCGCACGGCCAGCTCGAGCGATTTAAGGTAGACGTCTTGGCTCTCGTCTTGGTAGAGGTTAATCTGCTGCGTGATTTCGTCCAACGTCAGCCACGGCGTCACGACGTCGCGGTCGATCTGCTCAACCTTGACGTAGTTGAACGGATTGCGCGTCACCCCTGCGAAGGGGTAACCCATCACGTAGTCGGTTGCGCTCATTCGTTACCTCAAGCAGCGCTGGCCCGGACACCACCGAACGGGTCAAGAACCGTGCTGACAACGCGCTTTTCAGCGTACATGGTCACAAAACCGGGCGCGGTCTGTTCGTACATTTGCACGTTGAACTGCTCGGTGTCTCCGATAGTAAAGAACCGCGGCCAGTTGGCAAGATAGATCGGGAACGCGGCAGACAGGTACGGATTAGGGATCACCGGGAACCCGAACACGTTACCAATCGACGCGCCGTCTTTGTCGCCGATCTCAAGGAACAGCGGCAGGCCTTGCGTGTCTTTGAGTTGGCGCAAAGCCAGAATCAGGTCGGGCGAAATGTGCCAGGCGGTCCCAGGCAGGGACCAATACTGCGAAGGCAATGCCTTGGCAATATCGACCATCTTGTTATAGGTCACCGTGACGCCGCCAAGGGACACCGTGGCGATGCTGTGAATGCCGTTGGTAATGGCCGTGCCCGAGGTGCCAAAAGCGCTGGCCCCGGCGCTGGTGTACGAATCCAAACCGCGCAAGCCGCTGGTCGCTCCGGTGGAGGTGGTCGTAGAGCCAGCTTGGTCGTCATTAATAGCCATCGAGGCGGCTTCAAGTTGCGAAAACTCAAGCATCATGTCCTCAACCAGCGTCTGCGGCAGGTTGTTCACATCGGACAAAACAGCCGTGCGGATGGGAAGCTGGGCCACGACAACGCGCACCGGCAATTGCCAGATCGTCGTGTCAATGTTGGGCGATCCGCTGTTGGGCGTGAAGGTGTAGCCCCAGGGGTTCGTGCTGTTCGCGGCGTTACCGGTCTTGGCGACGAACTGAGCGTCAGAGCCAGCGACCGTGATTTGCCGGGAACCCATGCGAAAAGGGTTGGCGTACCGCAGCGCGGCGAACGCATCATCGAAAACTACATTACCACCGACACCAGAACCCGAGCCGGTAATCGCCGAGGCTTCACGCAGATCAATATTCTGTTTGCCGCCTTCGTGAATGGCCCGTTTGATGCCGTCTAGAATTTTTTCGGTAGTCGTGGTCATTTGAAATTCCTAGGTGAAACTGGAAAGGGGAGGGTGATTAGCCCTCCCCGTTTCATTAGGTCGCGGTGCCGGTGGAGCGATAGCGCACGCCGGCGTTGGGGTCACGAACCGAGGTGGCCAAACGCTTTTCTCCGTAGAAAGTAATAAATCCTGGGAGCGTTTGGTCATACCTTCTCATTACCATATTGAGGCGATCCACAATGGTGTGGAAACGCGACCAATCGGCAAAGTACATCGGATAGAGGCTGTTGGTGCCTGCTGCGCCGGTGGTGGTCTGCGACGGGGTGTCCAGATACTTGTTAACCACCACATCAAAGCCGAGCAACTGGCCCACGATACCGTCAACAGATAGACCTTCAACGCGGTTGAAGATCGGTGCCTTCTGGTCGTCGGTCAGCGCGCGGATGGCGTTGAGCAGGATCGGGCTAATCACGAACTTAGCGTCCGGAGTCCAGTACTGCTGCGGCAGCGCGTAGATGAAATTAATAACGTCTTTGTAGGAGATGTTATTAGCGCCCACCGTGTTCGCGTTGGTCGTGAGCTGGTCGTAGGTGGCCAGGTTGTGCAGACCGCTAGAGGAGCCAGTGCCAGACGAACCGAACGACGGCGTAGAGGTGGTGCCGCCGGTATAGGTGGCATTGTTACCCGCGTATTGATCCAAACCGCGCAGACCATCAGCGCCGCCGGTAGCCACCGAGGTGCCCGTGCCAGATTGGTCGTTGTTCTGGATCATCGAGGTTGCTTCAGACTGGGCAAATTCGGCCAGCATATCGTCAACCACGTTAGCTTCCAAACCATCAATGTCGTCCAGCGCGGCGGTACGAATCGGGAATTGGACGTTAATGTCCTTGAGCACCAGTTGCCAAATGCTCGTATCTTCCGTGGTAGACGCGCCGTTGTTCTGGATCGCGTAGCCCCATTGAGCGCCAGCGTTGCCGGTCTTGACGCGGAACTGGTAGGACGAGCCATCGGTGGCCACGGTGCGCGAGACGCCGCGCAGCGGGTTCCGCAGACGCAAAGCGACGAACACGGGGTCATAGGCAGTCCGACCGCCCTTGCCGTCACCGCCGGCGGTTAGCGCCGAGGCTTCTGCCAAGTAGGCTTGGTATTGCGACTCGTCGGCAAACATTTGCAGCTCTTTTTCGAGCATCTTGCCGCCCTTGTAGAAGGAGGAAAGCTGCTCACGCACGGCGCGGTTAACGTCGGTGCGAACGGTCTTGGCAATGGGACGAATGATCGCGGGCGCTTGCACAGAGGCGATCTTGGCCTCGAGCGCGGCGACCTTTTCGGCGAATTCGGTCTTGATCGCTTCAGCAGCGGCCACGGCCTCCACCTTGGCGGTTTCTTTCGTGGATGCCTCAATGGCGTCCAGCTTTTCGATGATTTCTTTCATTTGATCCTCTTAGAAAGGTACTTGATGAGTTCCCGCTGCTCAAGAGCCGCAAGAATTTCCTTGGTCGCTTCCGCATCAGACTCGCTCTGACTCGGCGCAGGTTCAACCGGTGCCGGCGCAGCGTCGCGCTGCTCCAGTACGCGCTTGAACGTAGATGCGGCAGCGACCGCATCTTTCTTGGACAGCCCAGCATCGCGCAGGGCCTTTTCCAAAATCTTCAGGTCGGCAGAGCCGTCGGGCCGGAAGAACTCCAGCTTGGACACCTCTGCGGCCGGGTTGTTTGGGTACATGACGACGGATACCTCGCGCAGACCGCCGTTGGTGATCTGAAAGTAGCCGTCCTCGTAGGGGTCATCAGATCCGACGGTCATCGGCGAGCCGTCCTCTTTGACCCATTGATACGATTCCGCGTAAGCGCCGACCGAAACGCCGCCAAACATATTGGGCGATTCGGTCATAACTTTATACAGGTCAGAGCCGGCGGTCGTGTTGGTGTAGATGCGGCCCGAGGCGGTCATGCCTTCGTCGTCGAACTCGAACATCGTCCACTCGCCAACGGGAATGGCGTCGGCCTCGTGGTTGACAAACATGGGCAGGGGCCGGCCAGCTTTGGAAAACTCTTTGGCCCAGGACATAAATCCTTCGGGCTTGTAGAAAAACTTGCGGCCGTCTGCGCCTTCGCGTGCGCCCCAGGTGGTTACACGCGCTTCAATCTTGCCCGTAGGCTCTGCGCCGTCGCTCTGCTTTTCTAGCTGGAGTTTCGCCTCGCAGACCATCATCAATTTGGTCATGGATCACCTTTGATTTGGAAAGGTCAATGTCTTTTATTTTAGGCGGTCGACCCCGTTTCGGGCGCGGCGTATCTTGTGGCTTGTAAGTTGCCAGAGATGCTACCACCACTCGAAAAATGATTGACACAATATTTTAGGTCTTGCCAATATTCATTTTGCGGGTCTGGTTTCCGCCCCCGCCCCCGGTGTCCTGCGCGCTTCTGCCGGGAATCGGCTCGGCGGCTTTCGCGTCGTCTTTCAGCTCGTCGGCCCCGTCCAGCGCCGGCATATTGACATAAGCGCGCGCCTCGTTGGGCGTCATGATGCCATTGGACACCGCCGAAGTAACGTAATTCATTTGATCCAACGGCGCACCTTTGAGGAAATCGCGGGTATCAAACTCAACAAACAGCGACGGGTGACCGACGAACAATTGTTGTTTGAGCTTCTGCTGGACGTTGACCAGCACCGGATACATGGTCGATTTGTAGAATTCGTCCAGCATCGTTTGGGTGTTGTTGAACTTGCTCTCGCCAATACCCAGCATTGCGTGCGGCACGCCAAACAGGCCGCATAGGCGCTTCATGGTCTGTTCTTTTAGCTTGGCCGCGTCGGCGTCTTGCAAGGTCAGCATGTCGATTGGCATGTACTTCATGCCGTTATCGAGCAGCATCCCTTGACCAGCCTTGGACGGGTCGCTGGTCTTGCCGCCCGTCATCTGGTTCCATGCCTCTTTGATCCGGGCGGCAATTTCCTTATATTTGCCGTCGGGAATGTTGGATTCGGTCACGAACAAGCCGCTAGGCTTGGCCCCGTTTTGCATGATGTAGTTGGCGTACAGGTCAATGTCCTGATCTAGCCCCACCAGCTCGGTCGCCAAAATGCCCTTGTTAAAACCGGCGCTGCCCTGCCAGGCGGCGTCTTTGATGTGCATGATTTGATGCGACGATAGCTGCTGGTTTTCGGTGAAACCGTAGCTAGGCGTCGAAAGCCGGAACGACGGATAGCGGGTCGGCGTAATTGTTGCGGCAATCAGCGTCGAATCCATGATGTACATTTCTAGCGGCGTCTGCGTAGAAATGTCTTGGTCTTTGCGCCACCAGAGCGTAAATGCCTCTCCCGACAGCTCGTGCCACATCATCCATTGATACCAGAACTCATAGGTACTTTGGAAATTGTTGGGGTTGTTCAGCAGGTTGTGGACAGACTTTGCCTTAGCTTTGTCCCGCGATCCCACCTTGTCGGACCGAGTAGCGTCCACAAAAACGCCGGGTTCCACCTCCGCCATGATGCGAATTGGTAGCTGGCCAATTGCACGCGCTTTGACACCGACGCACGACATAACCGTCGAATTGCGCGTAAGCACCGACATATCCACCGGCCGGCCCGCGCTGGTCGTGCTGGAGGTGGTGACGTAGAGAATCTGCGTCGATGCGGTCGGCGGCTTCTGGCCGGCCTGGTAAATGATGTTATTACCAAGCGCCGACTGCCCAAAAAGCGTATTCGCTTCGTTGTTTTGGGCCGCTTTTTTGCCCTTGAAAATGTCCAAAATCGCCATGGAATTCCCCTATTTCCGCGCGATGCTACCACTCAAGGGTTCTAAATCCAAATGTTTCGCCGACAAATGCATTGTCTAGGTGGCAATGCATGGCCATAATCAAGGCAATGATCCCGTCCACCTTCGCCGACGGGTCGGCTTCGTTCTTGCGAATCTTTACGTTGCCGTTGACGTCGGTGTAAATCTCGCAGTTTCCGAGCTGCCAGCCCAAGAACGGGTTTCCGTCGTGGTGGATGTTGCGCTTTAGGATCGCCTGCTCTGTCGATTTTGAGGGATTAGACAGCACCGCCATCCCCTGCCCCACCTTTTTCACCGGCAGGCCGTTGCCGAATAGGTTAGCCACCAGACCGGCGGCGTTGTAGGGGTCAAATCCGATTTCTTTGACGTCGTAGCGCTTGCATTGGTTTGTGATGTATTGCTCAATCTCCACCATGTCGGTGACGTTGCCTTGCGTCAGCTTCAAAATGCCCGACCGCACCGCCTCGGCGTAGATGGACCGATAGTGATTCGGCACCAGGTCTAGCGATTCTTCTGGCAAGAAGAACTGAAACTCGGCTTGGAAATCGTCTTCATCGTACCGGTGCAAGGTGCAGATGGCATTTAGGTCGCGGCTATGCGCCAGGTCAAACGCCATAAAGGTTGATTCGGGCGGGTCGGCCGGCATAGGCCTGGCAGACTCGTCCCACCAGCGCCGGTCGATCCAAGCCGTGTTGGCCGAGACATAGATATTTAGCTGCTTGCACAGGAACTCGTTTAGGCTTGCCGGCTTGCTGGCCGCTTCGTCGGCCATATGCTGAATATGCTCGGTCGTGACCGAGATGCCCAGCATCGGGTTCGCCTTGCCCCAGACGGCCGGGTTGCTCCACTCGTCGCCAGGGTCGATGCTGTAGAGCAGCCCAAACCATTTGTAAGTGTCCTCGGCCGCGCCGCGTAGGACCGCCCGGAAATGCTGGAGGTCTTCGAAAAACTTTGTCTCGCGGGTAAACGACGCCGTGGTCAGATACAGGCGCAGCGGGTTCTTGCGCGCGCCCATACCCGAGTGCAAAACCTCAATGCTCGAGCGCTCAATAATCTGCGCCGCCTCGTCAATAATGGCCACGCTAGGATTCTTGCCGTCGCCGGTCTTGCGGTTCTCGCGGCTCAAGGCGCGGTAGGTGCTGGTCGAATCGCCAGCCTTTTTGATTTCGCTGCGATACACCACAAACTTTGCCGCCAGTTGCGGGTCCATGCCCTCGACGATGGCCTTGGAAGAATCAAAGCAGATGCTGGCCTGGTCGCGGTTGGTGGCCAGCGTGAACACCTCAGCGCCGGCGTCGCCCAGCACCAGCTCATAAAGGGCAATGATCGACGCTATGGTGGTCTTGCCCGACTTACGCGGCACGAATAGCACCACATCGGTTGTCCACCGGCGGCTGTGGTCTTGGCGGTCCCGAAAGCCGTAGATGCCCGCCAGGAACATGATCTGGAACGGTTCCAGCTCAATCGGCTTGCCGGCCTCCGGCCCTTTTACGTGCCGGCAGAACTTCACGAATTTAAGAACGTGTTCGATCTTCGCCGGCACGAACTCATAAGGGGCGTCCGTTTTTTGGACACCGTCTAGGAACCGCTGGCACGCCAGGCGCACATCTTCACACGCCTGAACATCACCAGCGATCACGCGCCTGGCGTAGTCAAATGCCTTTTCAAGACTCGGCGAATAGCTCATAGGAACGACGCCTGTTCTGCCGCCGGCTTGTCCACGAACATATCCACTTGCCGGCTGGCCTGCTCTATGCGCTTGCAGGCAATCTCAAAGTATTTAGGCTCGCGCTCTATGCCTATAAACTTGCGGCCCATCTGGATCGCCGCGACGCCGGTGGTGCCGCTGCCCATAAAGGGGTCTAGGATTGTTTGCGGATTGTCGGCTTGATCAATACACCATTTCATCATTGACAATGGCTTTTGCGTTGGATGCTGCTTCCCCTCAGACGCCAGTTGCGCTCTAGCAAAACGAAACGTCTTTGGCGTTATTGGTTTGCTCACCCATGCGTATTCGCTGTCAGCCAAGCTAAAACCTGACTGCATCTTGTCCCAAATTAAATAACCGCGTGAAGGTGGCAACGCGTAATAGTTGCCTCCCCAAATGACCACCACATCAGCCAAGCCTCGTGCGGCATCAATGGCCGACTGCTGAATTTCGTTGTCCCATCCTTCAGCACTTGACCATAGCTTTCCACCAGCAGTCGCAAATCCTCCATCCTTTGCCCATTTGTCACCAATGCCATACGGAGGATCGGTAATCACCGCGTCAACGCGCTCTAGCGTCGGCAACACCTCCATGCAATCGCCGAGGTAAAGCGTGGCATCGCCAATTATTGTCTTGTGCATATCGTTTAAGACTCGGCAAACAGTTCGTCGACCTCGGTCGGCTTGTTGTTTTTTTTCGGCCGGCCCCGAGCGACGAGCGCCAGTTCCGCCAGAACTTTGATTATCTTGTCAAGAGACTCCGTGCGAATCTTATACCAAGCTGACGGCGCGGTCCCGGATGCGTATTGCTGGATCGGCGTGTGCGCCAGCACGTTTACGTGGGCGTCCAACATGGTCGCCATGACAATCACCAGCGAGCCAATCAGCACCTCGTCGCTGGCGGTCAAAGGGCCGGTCGTGTTCTCGACTTCGTTGCGAATGGCCGTCTCAAAAGCGACCGCATCCCAGGTGGAAGGGTCTTTCAGGTAGCCAATAATTTGCCGTGGCGGTTTGCGTTTCATAACTTTCCTGTCTAAAGATTGATCTTAGTATTTCCCTATCGAGAATACCCGGGTCATAGATTTTGCCTATGCGAAATTGAC